GGTTGACCGGCGCCCAGCTTGACCCCTGGGAAGTCCAGGCCATTCGCGCCGTGGATATGGCCTACATGCAACATGAGGCAGCGCAGGCCAAGGCCCGCTCCCAAGAGGGGAGGGCGCACTAATGGCCACCTCAACCGCCCGCCTTGGCTTTGCCATTGAAACCGCCGCCCTTGGGGCCGGGTCTGCGGCCCTCGCGACTCTAGCAAACAACGCGGATCGCGCAGGCATTAGCGCTGACCGCGCCGCTCTGCGCATGAACGTCCTGGGCCAAGCCGCGCAGCAACCCACCCAACAACAACGGATGCTTGCCACGGCGGTGGAGGGGGTCAATCAAAAGCTGTTGGAGTTCATCCAGCGCCTTGACCTGTCTACTCAAGCGGCGCAGCGCGCGGCCCGCTCCTGGGAAAACGCCAATCGCGCAATCAGCGCAGGCCTCACCCAGAATTGGGCGGATTATCAGCGCGCCGTTATTGCGGTGTCTGAAGCCCAAGAGCGCCTTGCGGCCAGCCGGCAAATGGTCATGTCGGGCAGTGTCGGCGGGTCTGGCGGCGGGATGGAAGGCCTAGCCTCTGCCGCAGGTCGCGGGGCAGGGCAATTCAATCTTTTGACCGCGGCGGTGCAAGGCCTCGCCGGGGGCTTGGCTTTCTTCGCCGCTGGCGCTTTGACCGGGGCTATTTCCGGACTGGTGCAAATCCCTCTTGCCGCGGCGCGCGCGGAAGACAGCCTGGCCAAGTTGCACGCGCGGTTGCGCTTTGCGTTCCGGGGATCGGATGCGACGGCCCGTATGGCGGGCGGGTCGATCATGGGCATCGCTGACGATCTCGGGATGAATTACGAGGCCTTGGCCCAACAATGTGGTGATATGGCCATCGCGGGCCGAGCCATGGGCATGTCGTCGGGCCAAGTCGGCGGGGCGGTGGAGAGCTTTGGCCGCTTAGGGATGCTCTCTGGCGCGAACCAAAGCCAAATCAACGGCGCCATGTGGCAGGTTCAGCAGATGATGAACCTCGGAACCCTGCGGTTCCAAGACTATCGCTACATGGCCACCAACATGGGCGCGTTGGACGATGTGCTTGCGACAGGGGCCGGGGTCTCTGTCTCCCAGCTCATGACAATGATCTCGAACGGCGAGGTCAGCGCGCAACGCTTCTTTGAATACCTTGAACGCGGCATGGCGCAGCTCGAACAACAAGCCATGACGGCGCCTGAAACGATGGAGCGCTCCAGCGCCCGGATGTCCAACGCCTGGACCCGCCTGATGCAGGACATGGGCCAAGCGATTGAGGCCTCTAGCATGGTGCAATCCATGCAGAACCTCATCACGGCGGCGATTGACGCGGCGCGCATTGATTTGGGCTTCGGCACCGCTACCGAGCGCGGCAATGCGTTGGCCGAACGCATCAACCCGGAAACGGGGCTGACGCGCAGCCAAGAGGCATCCCTAAACCAGCTTTACCCGCGGGGCGTGCCGGGCGTCGATAGAGAGCGCGAAGCGGCTATGGCCGCCATGCGGGCACAAAACGCCGATGAAATCTCCACGGCGTTCAATGAAGAGTCTTACCGCACCATCCGCGAGATCAGCCAGGCCAACGACGACACGCGCCGCAACACCGCTCAGGCGCAGGTTGAATCAGCGCAAGGCACGCTTTCCGGCCTTCGGACCCTTGAAGCGCAGCGAGGCCAAATCCAAGCGGAAATCAACAGGCTTCAAACCGCTATAGATCAGGGTTTGCCCGAGCTTGTCCGTCAATACGAGCGGAACCCCCGGAGAGGGCTAGACCCTGCGGCGGCAGAGCAACAGCGGCAATTGTACGAAGGCGGGCTTTCTGTCCTCAACGCCCAGCTTGCGGCGATTATGGACCCGTTCACGCGGGCCTTGCAGCAACAGGGGGCCTCAGAGCGGGCCTTGGGTCGCTTCGGTTCCCGTGGCTCCGATCTCTACATGCGCGCCTATGAGATGGACATGGCGCAAGCCGGGACGCTGGAACGTCCTGGGATAGACGCGGCGTTGCAGCTTGTCCTTCGCCAAGAGGTGGCCGGAGCGCGGGGGCAACAGGCCTCGACCATGGCCGAGCTTGACGCCCAGCGCCAGTTTATCCTTCCCTCCATCGGCCAAGGGGCGCGAGAGCGGGCGCAGGCCGAGATTGACGCTGAGATCGCCGCCCTCACCGCTACCTATGGGGAGTATGCCAACAAGCCGGAAGTGCAGGAGATGCTCCGCATCCGGCGGGAAGTGCTGGAAGGGCAGAGCGCGCTTCAGGCGGATATGCGGCTTGCCCAAGCCCAAGAACAGGCCCGTCGCGAGGGCTTGCGGCTTGAGCGCATGGCGCAGACGGCAGGCGATCCCGTGGCCCGTCGCCGCGCCCTAGAAGGCTTGGAAGCGGAGTTTGCGGAAGCCGACAACCCCGGCATGGGGGATACGACGCGGGGCTTGCAAGCGCGCCGGGCGGAAAACCAGATCGCGGAACGCCGCGCCGCAGGCGAGCGCCGTCGCCGGGAGGCCTTGGAAGAATCCGACATCGCCATGGGCCTCAACCGGGAGCGCCGGATTGGACTGGAAATCCTGCGCTTGCAACGCGAGGCGCTTGCGGACGGCAATGCGATCACCCGCGAACAAGCCGAAATCGAAGCCCGCAAGAACATCGAAACCCAAGAGCGGGTTGAGCGAGAAATGGGCTGGATAAACAGCCTTGAGCGCTCTGGCCGCCGTCTTGGGGAGGGCTTGGAAAACATCTTCTTTTCCTCCATCCGGCAGGGCTTCTTGCGGGGTCGGATCAGCGCGGAAGACGCTCTGCGCGGCATCGCTAACATCGCCCTGGACATCGGCGAAGACATCGCCCGCAACATTACCGCCCCTTGGCGCAAGGCCATTACAGAAGCCGGAACAAGCTTCCTTGATAGGTTCCTCCAAAACTTCGGCATTAACACTGGCGGGGGCAGTGGCAACATGGCAACGATTGCCGCGGGCGGTGGCGGCGGCAAAGTGCCAAGCAAAGGCTCCGCCCTCGGCAACGCTTTCTATGACGGCAACGTCATCCCCTTCGCCATGGGCGGGGTGACGGCCTCTATGGGTTATTTCCCCATGGCCAATGGCGGGATCGGCTCTCTTGCTGAGGCGGGGGCGGAAGCGATCCTTCCTCTCGCGCGGGGGCCTGACGGTCGCCTTGGTGTGCAGAACACCGGGGACGGGGGAGGCGTGCAGATCGTCATTAACGATCAACGGGGGGCTGACGCTGAGCCCGTCGAAACCCAAGAGCGCCGTGGGCCTGACGGTCGCCGCATGATTGAGATGACCCTACGGGACAGCCAGCGCAAGAACGTCGCCGCCGGCAAGACCGACAGCGCCATGGTCAGCCGCTACGGGGCGCGGCCCTTGGTCCGCCAAGCCTAAGAGGATCGCCTATGCCGTCTTGGCCCTCTAACATCCCGCAGTATTTCAACGTGGCCGGCTTCAATGAGGAGCCGATTGACAATGCTATTCGGACCACAATGGAAACCGGAGACGTCAAAATCCGGCGACGCTTTACCGGCCAGCACTATGTGATTTCAGGCGCCATCGACATGACTGCGGCGGAGTTCGAGACGTTTCGCGCTTGGTGGCGAGACAACTTGCGCGATGGTGTGTTGTCCTTTGATTGGGTGCATCCCACGTCTCGGCAAAGCGCAACATTTTGGTGTTTGAGCTCTTACAGAGCCCCAGTTTTTGGCACCGACAACAGGCGCGTTGCGCTTCAATTCCGCGTCAAATTGGCTGACGCCTATGAGCCTGCGACCACACCAGCAATTGAGCTTGTCGCCCGCGCCGGGTCTTACATCGTGGGGCGCTAATGCGGACGCTTTCCACTCCTGCGCAAGACAGCCTGACGGATGAAACCACTGCCGAAACGTGGCTGATGCTTGTGACGATCTCGCACGCGAGCTTGGCCGCGCCTATTCGCGTCGTCCAGAACAACGAGAACATCACTTCTAGGGGCAATGAGTTTATCGCCTACGCCTTCCAAGTCGTGCTTCCAGGGCAGGGAGGCGATGGACCGGGAGAGGCGCAACTGTCCATTGACAACACCGATCGCGTGATCGTGGACACACTGCGCTCCATCACGGACGCGGCTGATGTGCTCATCGAGATCATCTTGGCCGATACCCCGGATACGGTGGAAGTTGCCTTGCCTCCCCTGAAACTGCGGGACGTGACCTATAACGTCTCAACCGTGACCGGATACCTTCGGTTTGAAGACCTTGTGACCGAGCCTGCCTGCGAGACGATCACGCCGTCTCGGTTCCCGGCCTTGTTCGCCTTGCCTCTCGTGGCGATGCTGGCGCAAGCCCTGTCCCATGGCGGCGTCTTTGGCTGATGCCGCGCCCCGACTTCCCCCCATGGGTCGCCGCCTATGTCGGCTTGCCCTACGTCCCCGGCGGCAAAAGCCGGGAAGGGGCGGACTGTTGGGGGCTGGTCTCACTCATCCACGAAGCCGAGCTCCAAAAGCCGCTCCCCCCTTACGAAGGCCCGCTGTTCACGTCCGGGTGTGATCGCGCGAGCCTTGGGGAAGCGGCGCATGCTTACTCCAAGCGCTTCCCTGAGGTGCAGCAAGGGGCCGAAACCCTCGGGGATGTGATCCTGCTTCGGTCGGGCCGGCACGCCTTCCATTGCGGGCTAATCCTCTCTCCCGGCTGGATGCTGCACTCCGAAGAAAAGGCGAACGGCGCCTGCGTCGAAACCTATGAAGGCTTGGTCTGGTCCAAGCGCATCATCTCAATCCATCGGTACGATCCATGCGCGTGACGGACGATCAAACGGCTATCGCCCAAATCCTCCCCCGCTATGAAAC